GCATGAGCATTCCAGCTGCCGCCAAGCTTGTGGATGAGATTACGTTGTACACCAAGACCTATCTCAGCCGTGACCCGATGCTAGTGGACGACATCAACAAGGCAGTGCGCATGAGCCCAGAGCAGAATAGGTTTGATGAGGAGGCTGCGGGTGAGAAAGTTTGATGTGTATAAGTATCGCGAATATTATAAAGCTGACATGTACTCCGAGAGCAATCGCGTCAAGAATCTTGAGGCTGTGGCAGTGCCAGACTGTGACGGCTTGGCTGTGCTGCTTGGGCGGCCAGTGAATCGCAAGGAAGGCGCGGCGCGGCTTCAAGTGATGGCCAGTGACCAGATTGGCTACTTTGAAATGATATGGCTCAACCCGAGCTGTGGGCCATATCTTCACATTCAAGCTGATGTGCGACGTGCAGACAATGGTGCTATGCTGAAGAAGCTTCAGGCCTGTATCAACTGGGAGAAGTCGCGTGCTGCTAAGGACGAGACACATTACATACGATTCCTGCTGAAAGAAAGGACCTGAGGATGAATCCCGTCACCCACCTACATTTTCACACCGAGTACTCGCTCCAAGACAGCCTCATTCGTATTGACCAGCTGCCAGCAATGGTTGAGGAGTACAACATCAAGGCGCTGGCTGCGACTGACCACGGCACAGTTGATGCTGCTGTTAAGTTCTACGAGACAGTTTCCAAGACAAAGGCCGCGCCGATATTGGGATGCGAGTTCTATGTGGTGGATGACCTGCGTGACCGCGAGAGCAAGCACCGCTACCACATGGTGGCGCTGGCCAAGAATCGTGCTGGCTTCACCAGCATCATGCGCGCCTTGACTGTGGCCAACCTGGATGGGTTCTACTACAGGCCGCGCATTGACTGGGGCTACATATTTGAAAACCTGAACGACATTGTCATGATGACGGCCTGTCGCGATGGCCTGCTGAGTCACCCAAACTGGAAGGAGCTGCTTGAGGTCTTCCAGCTCAAGTACAAGGAAGACTTTTATGTTGAGGCTATTCTTATCAAGAACCACAGGCCTCAGTATGCTGTCAATGCTATGGCGCTTGAGGTCAGCCAGAAGTTTGGTATCAAGCTGGCGCTGACAGGCGACGTTCACTACAAGATGCCAGCCGATTGGAAGGCACGCACTGTTGTGCGAGCCATAGCCAACAACTTTCGTATTGACCCCAGCATTAAGCCTGAGCCTGATGAGGCCGACATCTACCTAAAGAATTATGACCAGATGATGGATTCAGCGCGAGCGTTTGGCTTTGAGGACGAGAAGTCCATCACAGAGGTCTGGGATGAGATTGCCGACAAGTGCTCGTTCAAGCTTGAGCCTATCACTGTGGCAATTCCAGTGGCTTATGAAGAGGCCAAAGCTGACCCTGGGGCATACATACGGAGTGTGTGCGATAAGGCTATTCAGACGTTCCCTGCGCTGACTGATAATCCAAAGGCCAGAGAGCGCATGGACTATGAGCTGGCCCAGATTATTGATGGCGGCTTTGCTGAATACTTCCTGCTCGTTCAAGAAATGATTTGCTGGGCTAAGGACAATGGCTGTAAGGTTGGTCCTGGTCGTGGCTCAGTTGGTGGCTCGCTGGTTGCCTATATTATGGGCATCACTGATGTCAATCCTCTGGACTATGACTTGGTGTTTGAGCGCTTCATCAGTCCTGGTCGTCACGACCTGCCAGACATCGACATTGACTTTGAGGACGACGAGCGTGAGCGCGTCATTGAGCACATGAAGGAAAAGTATGGCGCCAACAAGGTGGCCTATGTATCCACATTCGCTACTACAAAAGGTCGTGGCTCAGTGCGCGACATCGGCAGAGCATACGATGTTCCGCTGATTGAGATTGACCAAATAGCCAAACAGATTCTTGTCCGGTCGGGCGGTGATGCGCGCTCTGACTTTACTGTTGAGGACACAGTGGTGCTGTTTGAGAATGCGCGCGAGTTTCATCGCAAGTTCCCATACGTTATTGAGTCAGCCAAGGTCATTGAAGGCTTGACCAAGACAAAGGGAGTCCATGCGGCTGGGCTGGTGGTGGATGTGGATGACCTTTACAGCGGAGAGAAGTGTGTCCTTCAGCGCGGCAAGGGCAATCAGATTGTCATCAACTGGGACAAGAAAGACCTTGAGTATATGGGCATGATGAAGATTGACGCCTTGGGCCTCAAGACACTCAACGTCTTGCGTCGCATCACCAACCTGGTAAAGCGCCGACACGATGTGGACATTGACCTGCTGAGCATTCCATTTGATGACGAGAAAGTGTTTCGTTTCTTTCAGCGAGCAGACAGCGTTGGTGTGTTCCAGTTCGGCTCAACAGGCATGATGCAGTATCTGCGCGAATTCAAGCCCACCAATTTCACCGAGCTGTATCAGGTCAATGCGCTGTGGCGTCCAGGCACGCTGCGCTCAGGTCTGGCCACAGAATTTATTCAGTACAAGAACGGCGAGAAGAAACCTACCTACATCAACGACAAGCTCAAGACTATTCTTCAGGAAACGTATGGCATTGTTCTTTTCCAAGAGCAGGTCATGTACATCCTGAATAGGCTGGGCAATATTCCTTGGCGCACCACCGACGTCATCCGCAAGGTTGTCAGCAAGAGTGAGGGCCAGGAAAAGTTTGAGACATTTCGTCAGCAGTTCCTGGATGGCGTCATAGAACTCAAGTCTATGACCAAGCCAGAGGCTGACAAGATTTTCGACCTTATGAAATTCTTCGGCTCCTATGGCTTCAACAAAAGTCATTCAGTTGAGTACACATATCTGGGCTACTGGATGATGTGGCTCAAGGTGTACTATCCTATTGAGTATCTCTGCGCTTTGCTTCAGCGTGCCGACGACCGCGCTGACATCACCGAGCTGCTCAATGATGCAGCGCTCAAGGGTGTTCGTGTTCGGCTACCAGACATCAACAAATCTGAGGCCACTTGGACTATTGATGATGAGGGAGTGCTGCGAGCTGGCCTCAACATTATCAAGGGAGTCTCTGACCGCATTGCTGATGACATTGTTCGTGCGCGCACAGAGTGCGGAGGAAGGTTTGAAAGCTTTGAGCAGTTCCGCAGCGCCGTCACAAAGCGCATTGTCAATGTGGCCAAGGTGAGGGTGCTACTTGAAGCCAACGCCATGGGCACAGTGCTGTCCGACTCGCAGCGCAATCAGTGTCTGGCTTACATAGCCAAATACAAAAGCGCTCCGGAGAAGCTTGACCTGCTGAGCGAAATTCCCGCCGATGTCATTCCAGAGGTCAATGATGACATATTTAACTTTGATGTTTCAGAAGACTTCTATGGCACAGGTCGCAAGCTCATTGAGCTGCTCATTCCTCATCTTGGTATGAAGAAGCTGACAGCAGTTTCAGATACTCTTATTGAAGGAACAATGCCACACTACTGGTATGCTGGAAAGTTTGATGAGATGAAATACGGCTACCGCGCCAAGGTACAGAACACCTCTGGCGAGAGCAAAGGCTTTGCCAGCGACCTGGGCGGTGTGTATGGTGTGTTCCGCGACGACACCTACCATGCTTATGCCACTGTCACAGGCGACCTATATCACAAGCCTGAGAAGAAAGGCATGATTGAGGAATGCGCTGGCAAGCTGCTGGTGATGTGGGCCGATAAGCCATTCAAGACAGGCAGCCTTTTTGCTCACAGACTATATCCACTGGAAGACTTGAAGCGCGGTATCTTTGAGGACCTGCCTGTGGCTGGGCTGATTGGCGTTGACCCACCAGACCTAACTGCTATGGCTGGCGATATAAGAAAGTGTCAGCTCTGTGAGGCTCGCGCTGATTGTAAGGCTCCTGTTCCTTTCTCTCCTGGAGAGTTTAGCAGGGTGATGGTGGTGGGTGAAGCGCCAGGAGGCGACGAAGACAGAGAAGGTGTTCCGTTCCTAGGCAGAGCTGGAAAGATGCTGTGGGACTTGATGCCGATGGAGCGTGACCTGGTTCATGTGACCAATGTGCTCAAGTGTCGTCCAAAGGACAATAAAATTACTGACGCATCAGTTCCTGTTGTGTGTGGCGCTCAGTGGCTGAAGCGCGAGATTGATGCTGTGAAGCCTGTGCTGATTCTCTCGCTGGGCAAAACGGCGCTGCGCTTCTTCACAGGCGACAAGACCGCTAGCATCATGGAGCGCACTGGGCAGGTGGAGTGGAATGATAAGATTGGCGCGTGGGTCGTGTACTGTATCCACCCAGCCATGATACTCTACAGCGCTGAGAACAAGCCGCTGTTGGTTGAGGCGGTGAGAAAGTTCTCTGAGCTGTTCAGCCAACTGATGCCTAGAGAGCTTTGAGAATTGAGCAGTTTAGAGTATAATATAACAGTGAAGAATGTCTTGCGGGTTCTCACTATCTTACTGAGTATAAAGGAGATTGCGTTATGATTGGAAAGCTCACAATTGTCCTTGGTGACGAAGTACAAGAGCTGAATCCGGACGCAGAGCTCAAGCTCGCTGAAGAGACCATCAATGACGACCTGAAGAACCAGCCAGCACTGTATGCCTTTTACGCAGTGCTACAGGAGGCGGCAGACTCCGAGCTTGCTGACAGGAAGTTGGCGATGGAGACTATGGAAGCAGTTTTGGATGAGCACATCCGGGCAGAAGCTCTGACCGCTGGCACCAAGGTCACCGAGACGATGATTGGCAGCAAGATACGCCTCAACGAGGACTATCAAGCGTCTATCATCGCTCTCAATCAGGCCAAGGCTCAGGCAGGCAAGCTGCGCGCTATCAAGGAAGCTTTTGTCCACAGAAAGGACATGCTGGTCACTTTGGCCAGCAACATGCGTGCTCAGGCCGACCCTGAAATCTTCATCAAGAAAGAACAATTCCGAAACAAGCAAGGAGTTTAAGAATGCCGAAATTCGCAGCACCTGACCAGGAGCAGGACAAACAATTCCTGGAGCAAGAGGCCGCTCGCAAAGGCTTTGACTGGAAGAGCGTTTTCTGGAAGCCAAGTCCGTCCAAGAAAGGCAACGATGTGGACAACGTCATCCGCATCATGCCAGCGCGTGGCGAGAGTGGGGCAACCTACCACCTGAAGATTGGCAAGCATTTCATTCGCCACAGCGACACTGACATCGAGACCTTCATCTGTATGGCCGAAACCTATGGCAAGCCGTGTCCTGCCTGCGAAAAGGCAGCGGAGATTTATGCCGAGGCCAAGGCCATGGACAAGGACAAAGGCGAACGCCACCGCAAGCAAGTCCAGAAGTATGCCCTCAAGCGCTTGGGGGTGTTCAATGTCCTAGACCGACTTGCCTATCAGAGCTACAAAGAAGGCAAGCTCGAGAAGCTTCCCAAGGTTCTGCTTTGGGAGTCACCGCGCAAGCTGTGCTGGGAGCGCATTGTGCGCAATGTGTCGTCGCGCGGTCGGACGTGGAATCTGTTTGACCAGTACGATGAGGCTGGCAAAGTTGCCAAGCCTGGTCGTGACGTGCTCATCAAGTTCTATCCCGAGGCTGACCCCAGCACGATGTATGACGTTCAGTATCTTGACCCCACTCCGCTGGGCACCGACGAGGAGCTGACCACGTGGTTCGAGCAAATCGTTGACCTGCTGCCCAGCGTCATCAGCATCTACCATGAGATTCCCTATGAGGCTGCTCGCATCAAGACCTTCGGCAGCAAGGAAGAACGCGAGGCGCTCAAGGCTGAAATGCAGCGCATGCGTGAAGAGACTGCTGCTGCCCACCGCAACCAGGGTGGTACCAGCGATGAGGAAGAAGCAGCGCTTCGTGAAGCGGAGCGTGAAGCGCTGGGTGCTCCTCCGGATGAGGAGGAAGAGCGTGCTCCTGCTCCTGCTCCTGCTCTGGCACCAGCGCCTGTTCCGCAAGGTGTCACCAAGCCTGCTCCTGCTCCCGCAGCTGCAGCACCCAAGGCCGCTCCCGCTGAAAGCGGCGATGCGCTGAAGAACAAGATTGCTGAGGTGAAGGCACGCATGGCCGCCAAGGCAGGCAAGTGATGGCTGAACAAATCACAGGTCTAGATTTTCTTCGTGTTGCCAAAGTTCTCGTGCTCACTGCTGGTGACAGACAAGTCACAGAGTTTGTGACCCAGCTTTCTATGGCCAACGCAAGGTATGCTGACTTGGTCAGGATGTACGCTCCAGCTCGCTTTTCTGAAATGATACGAGAGGCAGAGGAGGATGAGAACTGCAAGTTCCGTATGGAGCGCGAAGGCAAGGCTGCTCTAGCGCATTATCAGACAGGGATTGACTTTGAAATCTTTCATCTTCAGGCAGCATGGGTCATAGAGGCTCTTGTTAAAGTGTTCGCTGCTCGTGGTATCAGAACCAGTGAGCAGGCGCGTCAGCTGATTGATTCAGTCCCAATCAACCAATTCAAGAAAGATATTGGTGAGTGCGACAAGGAGCAACTGGCGCAAATGATTATCCAGCATCTGAGTCACCCACCGCAGCCGCTCACTGTCTCTGATGAGACGCTGCGTCAGCTGCGCGAGATTGCGGCACGATTCGGCATGGATGTAGTTCCCAGGAGCTAATATGAAAAAAGACATCCGGTCAGTGGTCGGGTCAATAGACCTAAGCAAGCAATTTCAAGAGCTGGCAAAGTTCCGTGTCCCAACAGGCATATACGCATTTGATAGAGTGCTGGGCGGCGGTATTCCCGCAGGCAAGCTGACAGAGATTTATGGCGACTACAGCTCAGGCAAAAGCCGCATAGCTGGCCACATCTTAGCAAATACTCAGCGACTGGGAGGTCTGGCTGTCTATCTCGACAACGAGCGTGCCTTGGACGATGGGTTGGTAAAGCTCACAGGCATCAATGTCGAACAGTTGGTCTATCCTGACCCTGACCGGATGTTGACTTCTATTGAAGCGGTGTTCAAAATTATCCAGGACATCATGGCGATGTTTCGCGAAGACCACACCGAAGAACTGCTCACAATTATTTGGGACTCAGTGGCTGCCACTCCAGGCATTGAAGATCTGGA